ACAGATTCTGTATATCTTCGCCTTGGTAATCTTGTTAGCAAGACATGTGGGAATAAGTCAAACAAAGAAATAGTTGACTTCCTTGACAAAGCATCGAGAGAAATAATCCTACCATTTATTGAGAAGAAGTACAATGAACTTGCAGAGATGATGAATGCATATGAGAACAAGATGGTAATGGGTAGAGAGTGTATTGCAGATAAGGCAGTGTGGACTGCAAAGAAACGATACATGATGCGTGTGCATGATTCGGAAGGTGTTCGTTACGAAACGCCCAAGACTAAAATCATGGGCATCGAAACGACTCGAAGTTCGACACCGCAAGTTGTCCGCGATTCACTCAAAGAGGCAATTAATTTGATTCTCACCACAGATGAGGATACTGTTATTGATTTCATTGAGGACTTTAGAGGTAAGTTTAAAAACTTTGAACCAGAGGAGATTGCTTTTCCCCGTGGTGTAAATGGTCTAAACAAATATGTTGACAAACGAAACATATACAGAAAATCCACACCAATAGCAGTGAAGGGTGCTTTGATATACAATCACTACCTCAGAAAACATAAACTTCAAAGGAAGTATAGAGGTATTATGGAAGGTGAGAAGATAAAGTTTCTTTATCTTAAAACTCCAAACCCATGCGGCGGAGCAATGGGTCAAGACCAAGTGATATCATTTGCCAATTCCCTACCCAAAGAGTTTGGACTAAACGAATATATTGATTATGATGTACAATTTCAAAAAGCATTTCTTGACCCAATCAAAAACATTCTTGAAAAGATTGGTTGGAATCATGAACATGTTTCAACACTGGAGAGTTTCTTTGGATGAGAGGAGGTTATCATGACTCTAGATAGGAATGATATCAAATTTATTTTAGAAGTAATGAACAAAGAGTCTGTTCGTCTTGATAAAAGAATGAAAGTTATGGCGAAGGAGTCTGACAGTTCGTATGAGGAATATGAGAATACTGTGGATAGTTTAAATTGTGTTAAGAAAGTAATTGAAAAAATAAAAAAGGAGTATATAATATGAGTTATATCAAAGGAACATACTTAGAGGAATTGATTGACCGAACAGTGGATGGTTGGGCAAAAATTCTAGGATACACTGACGAACGAGCAAGAAATTCAGATGGAACATACAAGGGCGATGACCCCTCCACCCCAGATGTAAATGAAGCATGGGAGTCGGGAAAAAGTCCGAAGAAGAAAACTAAGAAGAAAACTAAGAAGAAAACTAGAAAAAAGGTAAAAAAGAATGGGTGATTTTCTAAAAGATATTATTAAGAGTTCTGGTAATGAATATGCCGGAGTTGCATCCGAAGGTATCGATGGAAGCGATGTAACAGGATTTATCAATACAGGTTCTTATGCATTCAATGCTTTGTTGTCGGGTTCACTTTACGGTGGTATTCCAAACAACAAGATTATGGCATTAGCGGGTGAGTCTGCCACAGGTAAAACTTACTTTGCACTTGGTATGTGTAAGAAGTTTCTTGATGATAATCCAGATGGTGTCATTCTATACTTTGACACAGAACAGGCAGTAACATCTGATATGATTTCAGATAGAGGTATGGACCCGTCTAGAGTTGCTGTATTCCCTGTTGCAACCGTTGAAAATTTCCGACACCAAGCAATTAGCATCGTTGACAAATATATTGAAACGAAAGACAGTAAACCTGTTTTTGTTGTGCTTGATTCTCTTGGTATGCTTTCAACTGAAAAAGAAATGGCAGACACCGCAGAAGGTAAGACAACAAGAGACATGACTCGTGCCCAAGTAATTAAAGCAACATTCCGTGTGCTTACTCTCAAGTTGGGTAAAGCAGGTATTCCGCTCATCATGACGAACCACACATACCAAGTAGTTGGTGCGTATGTTCCAATGAAAGAAATGGGTGGTGGCACGGGTTTGAAGTATGCCGCATCTACGATTGTCTATCTTTCAAAGAAGAAGGACAAGGACGGTACTGACATCATTGGTAATATTATCAAGTGTAAGTTGTTCAAGGGTAGGTTTACCAAAGAGAACAAGGAAGTCGAAGTGCAGTTGAATTATGACACTGGACTTAATCCTTACTATGGATTGGTGCCTATTGCCATCAAGTATAATATTTTTAAGAAAGTCTCGACCCGAATTGAATTACCAGATGGAAAGACTGCATTCGAAAAGTCAATCAACAATGACCCAGAAAAGTATTTCACTGAAGATGTCATGGAAAAACTAGAAGAGGCAGTTGCAACTGAGTTTAAGTATGGTAAAATGGAAGAAATTGAAGAGGAGGTATTAGAAAATGCCACAGACTAAAAGAATTTGGGAATTAGTAGACTCCAAAGTAAATCCATCTATTGGTGCTTTAAAAATCACCGAGGGAGATTTTGAAGGACTACTATATCAGTATGGTGAAGTCAATTTTAACGAACTAGATGATGGACAGATGGAAGTCAAGTTTCGTTACAACATGATTGAGAATCCAAAAGAAATTGAAGAAAATCAAGACATGGTAAACTTCATGGGAGATATTCTTGTTGAACTTCTGGAAGACCAACTAGGAGAGGGAGAATTTCGTTCTCATGTAAACTTAGATGAAATTTCTGATATACCAGATGAAGTTGGAAATCAAGTCATCCGCGAAAAGGTTGAACAAGAAAAGAATAGAAGAGAAGGTAAAGAAACTTGAAGTCAATTGAACATGTCATTTTAGGAAATTTGCTATACAACGAACAGTATGTTCGTAGAGTTGCCCCTTTTCTAAAGGAGGACTTTTTCCATGATAGACACGAGAAATTGATATTCACAAAGATTCAAGACTTTATCATTGAGTATGGTGGTAGTCCAACCAAAGAGGCGGTGGTAATATCTCTCGACAAAGAAAAGACAATAACAGAAGACGATTATAAAAACATCAGCGATATTGTAAACTCTTTGGACTGCGATGAAACTACAAACTTCGATTGGTTGTTGACAGAAACTGAACAGTTCTGTAAAGACAAAGCAGTGTACAATGCCATCATGGAATCTATTCATATCATTGATGGTAAATCGAAAACTCAAACAGAAAATGCAATACCACACATCTTGTCCGATGCTCTTGCTGTATCTTTTGACACTCACATTGGACACGACTATATTGAAGATTCAGATGAGCGATTTGATTTTTACCACAGAGTCGAATCTAAAGTTGCTTTTGATTTGGAGTTCATGAACAAAATCACAAACGGTGGAACACCAACCAAAACACTTAACATTGTAATGGCAGGTACTGGTGTTGGTAAGTCTTTGTTTATGTGTCACCACGCCGCTAATTGTTTAGTTCAAAACAAAAATGTATTGTATATCACATGCGAGATGGCAGAGGAACGCATCGCTGAAAGAATCGATGCAAATCTCATGGACATCACAATGGATGAATTGCACGACTTGCCAAAGCAATTGTACAATCAAAAACTTGAAGCATCTACAAGAAACATAAACGGTAAACTCATCATCAAAGAGTATCCCACGGCAACTGCCAATGCAAATCATTTTAGAATTCTTCTTGATGAGTTAGCACTAAAAAAGAAATTTAAACCAGACATTGTGTTTATTGATTACTTAAACATCTGTGCATCCTCTAGGTTAAAAGGTAACGGTAATGTAAATTCGTACACATATGTGAAGTCTATTGCGGAAGAGATAAGAGGACTAGCAGTTGAGAGAAACATTCCAATCTTTTCAGCAACACAAACTAACAGAACAGGATTCTCTAGTACAGATGTCGGTCTTGAAGACACATCTGAATCTTTCGGTCTTCCTGCAACTGCTGATTTCATGCTTGCGTTGATAGCGACAGAAGAACTCGATGAACTTGGTCAAGTTCTAGTCAAACAATTAAAGAATCGTTACAACGATGCGATACAAAACAGAAAGTTTGTTGTAGGAATTAACAGAGCAAAGATGAAATTGTATGATGTGAAAAAAGAAGAACAAGTTGGTTTAGTTCAGTCAAACCAAACAGAGGAAGAAGGGTTTGGTTCTGGATATGGCGAAAAGAACTTTGAGGATAAGTTCAAAAAGGCAACTAGTGTAAAATGGAAAGTATAATATGAGTGTGTACATTGATAAGAAGTACATTAACCAAGTCTCAACTTTGCTAGATAGATTCAAATGGAAGAATGATAATTTAGCAAATTGCCGATGTCCAATCTGCGGAGACTCACAGAAAAAGAAAAGCAAGGCACGGGGTTATTTTTTTGTTAAGGATAACAATTTTTTCTTTAAGTGTCACAACTGCGGTATAGGTACTAATATATACAACTTTCTGGATAAAGTATCACCGTCCCTGTGTAAAGAATATTCGATAGAAGTTTTCAAGGAAGGTAGTTCACACAACTCAATCAAATCAAAGAAAACGG